CTGCGACGCGTTGCTCGTGAAGCTCTCCATTACGGGTCCGGGTTCGTCGGCGGTTCCAGCACGCCGAGCTTGCCCGCGTAGTGGTCGTGAACGGTCCCCGACTGAGCGACGAGCGTCCCGATGCGGACGTTCGTCGGCGTCCCACCTTCGCCCGTCCCCGGCAGGTTCCCGAGGACGCACTGCTCGACGCCTTCCAGGGCGGCGGTCCAGCGCGCGATCAAGAACTGGTACGGGCTGCGATCGGTGCGCGCCTGCTCGGGGAAGTAGCTCAGCTCGATCTCGGCGGCTGCGCCGTACGCGGCGGCGAGCTTCGCGAGACCAGCGCAGGCAGCACCGATCCCGCCGACCTTCTCGTGGACCGCGATGACGGCGTGGTCGATCGCCTCCTGCGCCTGCGCGTTGGTCGGGCGCGTCGCGGGCGTGAACGTCCCGACCTCGTTGCCGCTGGAGTCCTTCGTGCGCGCGCGAATGAGCGCGGCTACGTCCTCGAGCGTCGGTGTGACGTTGGGTGGTTCAGGTGTACTCATAGGCCGACGTTGACCTGCTCAGATATCCCGAGCGGGTCGAACTCCTCCTCGGGTGAGACGGTCGGCTGTTCGCGTTCGGCGAGCCAGTCGATGAGCGGCGCCCAGCGATCGTGAAACGCGCTCCACGCCGCCGGGTCGCCCGCGAGCGACTTATAGAGCTGCGCTTGGTAGGCGACGCGGCGCCGTTGCTGTTCACGCCACAGCGCCGCGCGCGTCTCATCGTCCTGTGCCATCTAGGTGTACGCGAACGCCTTTGTCCTGCGGGCGTAGCCCGCCGCCGTCGTGACGATCACGTCCTTGTTCGGACCTTTGCCCGCAGGCGTGACCGCCGTGATCGACGTGTCGAGCGTCGCGACGACTCCGGTGCAGAGCACTTGGCCGACCGCGACCGATGTCGCTTCTTTGAGCCCCGTGCCGGTCAGCGTGAGCGTCGTCCCGCCACCGGCTACGCCGCTGATCGGGCTCACTCCTTCCAGGCGCGGCGCGGGTCCGGGCGCGCCCGCAACGGTGTAGTAGCCGTCGCTGATCGGATCGGTACGCTTGCCGAAGAATCCCGCCGCTGTCGCTGACGCGAGATCGGTGGTGTCGGCGGGAACCGCTGGTAGTGCCATCACTCCTCCTTCGCGGCCTTCGCGGCCTGCTTCGCCTCTTGCTCACGCGCGTGCGCGGCTTCGGCTTCGGCTTCGATGGTGCCCTCGACGGTAAGCAGCTCGTCGTCGTCGGGCGCGACCTGCTCGCCGACGTAGCCGCGTTCCGTCGCGGCCTCCCAGTCGAGAGCGTGAGCCTCGACGCTCTCGGGCTCGACGGACGCAGGCTCTCGCGCTGCGCTGGACTTCGGTGCTGTCGGAGTCATGTCGTCAGCACTCCGAACGGGTAGGCGCTCGCACTCGCCTCGGGCTGCGGCGTGTTCGCGACTTCAAACGCGAAGCGTGCGACGACGCGCAGACCGACCATGTCCTGCTGCGCGAGGTTGAACTGAATCGCGCCCGTGTTGTCCTGGAGGACGGCCTGGTCGAGCACCTTCCAGGTGAGGTCCTGGCGAACGCCGAGGATGCCCTCGGTGAAGTCGCCAGCGATCAGCTCGGCGCTACCGGCTGCGGTCGGCCAGAGCCCGCGCATCGTGTAGGTGATCGGGACGCCGTAGACCGATGCGACAGCGGCCTGGTCGTCCGGGCCCGGATCGTCTCCGGTCAGTTGCTCGCCGGTCGTACCGCGCGCCTGACGCAGCAGACCCTTGAGCCTACGGTGAGCGACGTTCCCGTTGACGTCAAATCCCTTTTCCTCGATGAGCTGGTAGAGGTTGGAGATGTCGCCGACGATCCCGCCTTCTTCGGCTTTCGCGGTTTTCGATTTGACCGTGTTGCCTTTCGCCGCCGCTTCGGTCGCGATCGCCGTCGGCCAGCTCGCGGGCTTGTTCGTCCCGAAGAACACGGCAGCGTCGAGCGTGCGACCCAGCGCCTCCACGATGAACGGACGCGTCTCACTCCAGATGTCAAACGCGGCGTCGTCGAGGACCGCTTCGGGGATCGGGACGATGACCGCGATCTCCTCGGCGTTCAGGTACTTGTTCGTCCACCCGGCCTCTGCCGTCTGCTTGAGCCCGGTGTCGCCGTTGACGAAGTACGCGACCGGGAGCGCGGCCATGATCGGCATACGCTGCTGCGCCCGCGACATCGTGACGTGCCGAAACAGAGAGATGCAAGCGGACGACTCGGGTAGCCGCTTGATGATCTCTGCGGACACATCCTCGGGGATAAGGGCAGCCGCATCGCTGCGGCTCACTACGTTGCTGTAGGGCATCTCGACTTCCTTCGATGAGGGCGAGAGCCGTGCGGGTGACAGCGCGTCGCGCTGCCTGTCAACCTCGACCGGCTGCCTCGCGGATCAGCTGGTTCATGTCCACACGTCCACCCTGGCTGCTCGCGGCGCCGCCTCGACCGATACCGAGATCGCCGACCGGACGGCCAGCGTTCAGGTCCTCGACGAGCTTCGCGGCGTCTGCCTTGAGCGAGCGACGATCGTCGCCCTGGAGTCGCGCCGCCAGCGACGCGGGCAGGTGCGCTTCCTCGGCGACCTCACGCTTGAGATCGAGCAGTTGACGCTCCTGCTCCTGACTCTCCAGCTCGACGATGCGATCACGCGCGCGCTCTAGATCGGCGCGCGTTCGCTCGCTCTCGCTCTTGTCGCGATCCTCCAGCTCGGCCACGCGTCTGCGAGCCTCCGCGAGCTGACGGTCGGCCTCGCGCCGTGCCGCTCGCTCCTTGTCCAGAGCCTCGCGTCCCGCGTCACCGAGGGACGTGTCGGGCGTCGCGCCCTCTGCGCTACTCGCTCCGGGCGTCGCGCCCGGATCGTTCTGCTGCTGCCCGCTCGGCGTCGCGCCGGTTGCGGGGTCGGGCGTCGGCGGCGTCGCGCCAGCCGTCGCTGTCTCGTCATCCACGTTTGCCTCCCGTTGGCGGTGGTGGTGCAGCCGACGGTTTCGTCGGCGAAGTCGTAGGCGGCGGTCCCGGCGGTGCGCCGGTCGGAGGTTCGCCTAGCTCGATCTGGTGCGCCTGCTGCGGCGTCGCGGCGGCGGTGATCGTCTCCTTGAGGACCGGCGTCGGCTCGGGCTGGCCCTCGACCTTCCAGCGCGCGACCTGCTGCGGCGACGCGCCGATGTACTCCCAGAGCGCGGGACGCGGTACGCCGATGCTCGCGAGCTTGACGGCGGCGTCTACCGTCTCCGCGACAATCCGCGACTCGGGGTTGGCCCAGATCGTCTCGACCTCGACCATCTCCGCGCGACGCGCATCGCCCTCGACGGCGAACGCGAGACGCATCGCCTCCTCCCAGCCCTCGCCGAACGAGAGCTGCTTGCGTCGCACCTTCGCGACGAGTCCCGTCTCCGTCGCCTTCAAGCTCTCGCCGGAAGGGAAGGCACCCATCGCGCCGAGCAGGTAGTGCGGCGGCGTGCGCGTCTGCGCGGCGACGTGCTGGATGCACATTTCGATCGCCTTGACGTACGGCGAGAGATCGGACACCTGGAAGTTGCCGAACTTGGTCCCTTCTTCCTCCGAGCCCCAGACGCGATTCGCGCCGGTCAGATAGTTCGGTGCCATCTTCTCGCCCGTGTCCGGGTTACGCGGCATCTCGATCCCGGTCGCCCAGCGCTGCGGGAAGGCGGCGAACTCGCTCGCGACGATCATGTCGCCGCAGAGCTTGTTGACCGCGTTCTGGAGCGGGATCACGCGCTCGATATCGCTGCGCCCGAGACGGTTGGAGAGCGTCGGCGCGTTCGCGAGCGGGATCAGCGGGACGACGCTGAGCGGGTTGTCGCCCGAGCCCACGTCGGGTTCCCAGCGTCCCGTTTCACCTTCGCGTCGCCACCAGTGGACCTCACCGGGGAGATAGAGCGTGCAGTGCTCCGCGCCCCACTCGTCGCGCCACGCGCGCAGGCCCGCGAGACGATGGTGGCCCTGCGCGGGATCGACGTACACGATCGCCTTGTCCGCTGGCTCGACCTGAATCGACGCCAGCCCGCCATCGTCCGCGCCGACGAGCGCATAGACGCAGCCGAGCTTGATCGCGTCGGTGTGCGCCATATCCGCCTCGGCGTCGAGTTTGTTGCGCTGCCAGATTTCCCACGCCGCGTCGTCGGCACCGGGCTCGCCGAAGCGAAAGCCCTCGACGCGTAGACGCTCCGCGCTCGCGTCCACAACGAGATCGCACCAGTTGTCGGCGAACGCGTCGAACAGGTGGCCGAAGTGCTCGCGAAACTGCGCGGTCGTGAAGGCCATCTTGTGTTCGCCCCTGTAGTAGTCGTCGCAGAGCTTGATGGTTTTCTGACGCGCGCCGAGCTGCGCCAGGAGCGTGTCGCGCCACTGCTCGGGCGAGAGGACCGGGACGGTCGGCTGCGCTCCGGTGGTCGTGTCGAGGCTCGCCATCAGTTCCAGGTGATCGGGACGCGCGAGCGATTACCGCCCGACGCGATCACGTCGGCGCGCGCCTCATACGCGAGCACGGCGGCGACCGCCGCGTCGATCTTGTGCTCCGAGGTCGGGCGATCCTTCGTCAGCCAGTAGCCACCGCCGCGCGTCTCGCGCGTCTGCGCGTTGAGAACGTGGCGCGTGAGCGTCACGTCGCCCGTGTGGTGGAGGCGCTGCGTCGCTACATCGGTGCGGAAGCGCTCGACGGCGCCCATCATCCGCGAGCGCGCGGTGTCGTAGTGCTGGACGACCTTCGGGCCGTATTCGCGCGCCCACTGGTCGATCTCGCTACGCCAGAGCGGCGGGTCGAAATAGCCGCGCACGACGCGGTAGCGCTCCATCGTCTCGGCGAGCACCGCATCGACCTCGCTCGCCGGGACCTCCCAGGTGGGCGCGTCGGCTGGTGCCTCCCAACACGCCAGCAGCGCGACGAGCCCATCCGAGAGGCGGCACGCGACGAGCGCGGTCGAGTCGCCGACGCGCGCGCCGTCGAACCCGATAGTGATTCGCTCGCCTGCTGCCAACTCCTGCGTCTCGCCGAGCGCGTTCCAGTCCTCGGCGGCGATCCACCACGCCTCCGCGCTCACCCAGACGCCGCAGGCGAACCGCGCCCACTGCCAGGGGAGCATCGACGGCGAGTCGTGGCGAGCGCGAAGTGCTGGCAAGGTTTGCCAGCTCGCGGGGTTCGCGAGCGCGACGACGAGCAGGTCATCGAGATCGTCCTCCTTGCGTAGCGCCCACTCGTGCATGACGTAGGAGCGATCGCTCGTCGCGGCGTAGGTGTGCGCGCCCTCGCGCTCGACGGTCGGGAGCGAGAGCGCAGCCGCGCGCATCTCACCGAGCGGTGACATCTCGTGGCCCCCCGCCGTCGAGATCGTCAGCATCTTTCCCGAGCGCGGACCTAAGCCGTCGCGGAATATCCCGTAGAGGTCCGCGCTCCTATGGCGGTGCAGCTCATCGACGAGCGCGAGCGTCGGGATCACGCCGTCAGCGGTATCGACGTCGGCGGCGAGGACGCGGATGCGACCGGAGTCGTTTCGCTTCCGCATCTCGCGATAGCCGCGCTTGACATCGACCCAGCGCTCCAGCAACGGCGTGCGACGGACGAAGCCCGCCGCCTGGTCGTAGAGGATCGTCGCTTGGTCGCGCGACGCCGCACCGATCACGCACTCGGCGTCGTTCATCGAGATCAGGTGGAACAGCGCGAGCGCTCCGAGCAGCGTTGACTTGCCGTTCTTCTTGGGCAGGAGGATCAGCGTCTCGGTCGCGCCCGAGAAGTAGTCCGCGAGCATCGCGCGCTGGAAGTCCTCCAGCTCCATGTGCCGACCATCCTCCAGCTCCAGGTGCGAGCAGAAGTCGCCGAACGCTCTCAGTTCATCCGTCACGCTGCCTCCGCTTCCGCGCCAGCTCGTCTACCTCCGCGAACGGGTCGTGCGCTGGCATCGGCATATCGCTCGCGCGAGCCTCGTCCTCGCCGCGCTGGCTCGGTCGAGCCCAGCGCTCCGGTGAGCCGCGTTCCAGAATCCACGCCGCCGCCTGCCAGTTCTGCGGCGCGGCGCGCGCGATCGTCGCGACGTTTCGCGCCTCACCCTCGGCCTTCGCGCGCTCCAGTCGCGCGCGCATCTCGCGAAACGGCTCGTCACGCGGCTCGCTCCCGCCCTCGACGCCGCGCTCCCACCAGTCGTAGAACGTCCGACGCGGGACGCCCGCTGCGGCGATCGCAATGGTGATGTAGTTCCCGGCGGCGAGCAGCGACGCGAGTCGATCGACGACCTCGGGCGTCATCGTCGCTTGACGACGCACCATCCCGATGTGCGCGACGCAGCGAGTAGCGCCGTGCATCGCCGACGATTTGCACTGCGTCCCGGTCGCTGTCGTCGCCTCGCATCTCATGGGCGCACCGCGACCCACGCGACGAAGCTCAGCGATTGCCAGACACGCTCGACGGGCGCGAAGCCGACGCGCTCCAGCCACTCGTCGAGCAGGCCCGCCGGGAGCGGCACGAGGACGTTCTGGAGCGAGCGGCGCTTGCGTTCGATCTGCTCGTCGGAGTAGCCAGCGTGCTGCTTATGCGTGCGGTAGAGATCGCGCAGGAGCCGATCGCCCGCTGGCGTCTCGCCGAGCACCTTCTCGACCAGGATCAGCGCGCCGCCGGGTTTCAGCCGATCGTAGATGTCTGTCAGGAGGTCGTAGCGCGTCTCGATCGGGACGAACTGGAGCGTCAGCACGCAGAGCACCAGATCGGCGTTCCAGAACGCGAGTGGCGTGTCGGTCAGGTCGCGCTCGACGGCGCGCGCGTTCGGGTAACACTCCAGACGCTCGCGCAGCACGTCGAGCATCGGCTCGGATATCTCGATCGCTTCTGCGGTCGCGTCGGGCCAACGCTCGAGGAGTGGGATCAACGCCTCGCCGCGAGACGCGCCGAGATCGAGGATACGCGGGACGCCGACCTTGGAGGGACGCAGGAGCGCGATCGCCGCCTCGGTGACGACATGGCGCATGTCGTCATAGCCGGGGATCGAGCGCGCGAGCATGTCGTCGAACGCGTCGGTGACGCGCGCGTCGAACACCCAACTGTCGTCGGCGACGATCTCGTCTCGCGTACTCACGTCAGGACCTCGTCGCGGATCGTCTCCGCGACCGCGCGCATCATCAGCGGCGGGACCGCGCGCCCGATCCGCTCCGCGCGATAGCGATAGGCGCCGGTCAGGATGAAATCAGCCGGGAAGCTCGCGAGCGCGCGCAGCTCGGCGAGCGTGAAGTGCCGTTTCTCGGATGGGTGCATCAGCGTCGCGCAACCGATCGACTGGACGGCGGTGATCGTCGGCGCCGGTCGTCCGAACGACGTGCGCGTGAGGTTCAGATAGCGCTCGTGGCCTTCGCCCGGTCGAAGCTGGTCATAGGCGCGACCGATCGCGTAGCCGTCGAGCGAGATGCGCTCGCCAGTCTCGGGGTCGGTTTCGATTGGCTCGTCATCGTCGCGAAGGCCCGCGAGCGCGTCAGCGATCGAGTAGCGATACGGGAGTGGTCGGGGAAAGGCCGGTCCCGCGTCGAGATCGTCGCGAACGCCGACGAAGATCACGCGCCGTCGAGCCTGCGGGACGCCGAGCCACTGCGAGTCGAGCACTCGCGCCTCGACGCGGTAGCCCTCGGCGAGCCGACGGATGATCTCCTTGAAGTAGCCGCGCGAGATGCCACGGATGAGCCCCTGGACGTTCTCGGCGACGAACGCGCGTGGCGCGAGTTCGTCGCGCAGGCGCGCGAACTCCCAGAACAGGTCATCGACGCGCTGGTCGGACCCGGACGAGTATTTGCGCGAGATGCCCCAGCCCTCCGCGCCGCGCCCGCAGGCCGAGAACGACGCGCACGGCGGCGAGCCCTCCAGCACGTCGATCTCGTCCTCGCCGAGCTTCGCGTACTCGCGGATGCTCGACGCGGTGACCTCGCGGATGTCGCGCCGGTCGAGCGGGACGTCGGGCGCGTTCGCGGCGTAGGTGTCAGCGGCGAGCGCGACGAACTCGCTCGCGTAGGCGGTCGTGAAGCCCGCGAGCGCGAAGCCGAGGCACGAGCCACCGGCACCGGAGAACGTCGAGACGACGCGAAGCCCGTTGCGCTCGATCGAGCGAACGTCGGCCATGCTCGGGCGAACATAGGGCGGCTTCGCGACCCGCGTCGGTCGCTCTACGGTGTCGGCGAGCCCGACCATTCGTAACCGCATCGCGGGCAGCGATGCTCCGTCTCCAGGTTCTCGTCTACGGCGGTGAAGTCGTCCGGTGGCGACGCGGCGGCGAGCAGCTTCTCCAGCGCGTCGGGCGAGAACGCCGTCCCGTCGAGCCCGTCGCCGTTCTCGCTGAGCGAGCGCAGCAGCTCCGTCAGCTCGCTCTCGTCCCAGACGGCGAGGTCGGTCGTCCGGTTGTCGGCGAGCAGGATACGGAGAGCGCGCTCGTCGTCTACGTCGAGCCAGATCACCGGGACGGTCGTCGCTCCGAGGTCGCGCGCCGCCTGCCAGCGACCATGACCAGCGATGATCCGACGCGTCGAGCGCTGAGCGAGCACCGCGCCGTAGAACCCGTTGGCCTCGATCGACGCGCTGACCGCGCCGACGTCGCTGCGACGCGGGTTCTGCGGGTGCGGGAGGAGCTGATCGACGGCGATCGCGTCGAGCGTCTGCGTCTCGGGCGTGTTCTTCATCGTGTCGGTGCGCTATGCGTCGGCGCCTCGCGTCGCGCGAGTTCGTCGCACGACGAGCACGGGGCTTTTTTCGGGCTTTTTTTCGCGACGAGCGTCTCTCCGCGCCCGAGTGCCGCGCCTTCGTCGTCCCCCCCCGTAT